GTAAATAGAAACTGATTTGCCTTTGCCAATGTCTCTCATTAGTTTAAATATAGTAGCTTTTTTAAGATACGGAATTTTTCTACCATCAGTAGAAAGTTTATCAGCATAAAGCCTATATACATTTTCTTGTCTAGTTGAAGGATTATATTTAATTAAAGGACTAATTTCAGTAGCATGAATAATTTTGAATATAATTTCAAGAGGTATTTTAACATCAAATTCTGGTTTCATAACAGCTTTAATAAATTTGACACCCTTTGAAACATAATTCAATTCATTTTTTCTTAACTTATAAATATCATAAAACATATTAATTACGTTAAATGTGTTAATGGCTTTTTCATTATTAACTTTTTTGTTTGATTTAATTAATTCGTCAGTTTTTCTCTCTAAATCTTCTAGTGAATTAATATTTTTATTGTATAAAAAAGGATAGTAAATTTTTAGTGTAGTAGATTCTGAAACATTTTGATTATCTGCATATACTAAAACATCCTTAGCTAAGCATAAATAAATAGTATTATCAACAATTTTACCTGAATTTAGAAGTAAATGATTATTTAAAGTTGATAACGATTTTCTGGAATTTATTTCAAAAAATTTATCATATTGTTTAACATCAAATGGATTGCAAACATATGGATATTCGTTTTCTACAATAAAAAATTTTTGTCCTAATGCGTTGTTAATAATGTATTCTTTATTATCAAGATGCATTTCAAAAATATCATCATATGTGTAAACATCTTTATCTTCAGGTTCAGGTAAAGGATTTCCTTCTAAATCTGCAATATTTTGAATGAATTGGTCAAGGCGAACCTTTGTCAAAGATAGCTTTTTATTTTGCGTTAAAGTTTGATAAATGGCAACTGAATTAAGTTTTTCTATTTTTTTACAAAATAAATAAATCTCTTCAATAGCAATTTCCTTTTTAATTTCATTTATAATTTTTATTTTAATGGTAGCAATTGTATCATCAGGATGGATAGTTTGTTCGCTAAATACAATTTTTGTCTTATTCGATTTAATTTCATCATATTCTTGTTCATTAAAAATTTTTTTTAGCGTTTCTTCATTATGAGCATCCTCTTGCTTTCTTCCATAAAATACAAAAATAGTATCAACTTTGTTGTTTACAAGATGTTTTACTTTGTAAATTATAATATCTAAAGGTTCGTCTAATGATTTTATTGAGGATATAGATTGTGACATATATATAAATAAATTATTATTTTTAATTTAGTTAACAACAAATCAATTAAATTAAATTATTTAAATTCTATTAATATGGGTTGGTAAACCGTGTCCAAATAAAATCATGTAAACTAAAGCGACAGCTCCGATTAAAATACTTCTGTTTAAAGCCATTGTTTGAGATTGTCTTAATGCAAATCTCATTATCAAGTAAAGAATAATAGTGATAATAAACGCATGAAATAAATGTGATAACGCACCTTCCATTATGAATTATAGAGAGAAAATAAATTTATACTAAATCATAATATGGATTATCATTAATAGTCATTCCGCAATATTCTTCAGGATATTTTTTATAATCAATTGGCGAGTAAATACCAGCTTCTTTTGCGTTTTGTAGAACCCACTTAAAATTTTCCCAGAATTCTTGTCCATGACCGACCGATTTAGTGGCAATATGAGATAATTCATGCAAGGCAACAAATGTTAATGTATTTATATCAATTAGTTTTGAGCCATCTTTTCGTTTATTTAAACAGAATGCTAATTTCTCTCCTTTATTTTCACTATAAGCAGTGAGTTCGCTTGTTGGAAGAGTTTCACTTATTTTAGTTGGATTAAAACCTTCGACTAATCTTTTTGTTCGTGGATCTTCAGGTTGTTTCTCTTTTAAATAAGTTACCATATCTTTCATTTTCTGAGTAACATCTGCTAAAAGATTTGCAGCTAATTCCATCTTCTCTCTTTCTCGAACACAGTATCTATTGCCATCTTGAGAAGAAATAATACATTTCAAGTCATAAGCATCTGATTGATAATATATAATTAAACATAAAAATAATACGAATGCTAAGAATATATAAAAAAATATACTATGTTTTTCCATATATTATTAATATATAAAAATTTAAGATACCACCTTTAATGAAGCTCCGCTCTTAATTTTATATCTAATATTCTGGTCTTGAATTACTATGCACCCTTCTGACGGATTTCCAGAGCAATCTCCACCGTGAATTAAAAATCCCGAACGACCGCACATGCTATTAGATGAAGAAGGATAAAGTTCATAGCAATATGGCATTCCTTTGTAAGTCATCATATTTCCCAATGTATATGTGCCTTGTGGTAATGGACCAACAGATTTTTGACATTGACAAGATGGATTATTACGACAAGAGCCCGACTGACCAGAACAACAACCAGCTGTATCAATCCAAGTTCCGTCATAAGCCGTTCCAGAAAAACGGTGTCCAGATTGTGAGTAAGTATATGGTCCGCCAGTTGTTAGATTTAATGTATCCTTAAGGTCAGTTGGTGGTGCTGGAGTTGCTAAATGCATATTGTCTCCAAACACAGCAGAGAGAAAAGAGAAAAGTAAAAATAACGGAATAAATCTCATATACAATACAAACAGATAATTTTTAAGTGGTTTATTATTATAATTAAATGGCTTAAAAATTTAAGTAGAATTATTATTAGTATGTCGCGTAGTTTTATTAGAGGATTTATGGCTCATATGAAGTATGTTTTTGAAGATAAGGCAACAAGAGATGTTGCTTTGGGTGAAGTTGGATTAAGAGTTGGAGTAACATCAATATTTATAGCTGGACACGGAATTTATGCTTACTCAACCGAAGAAAAAGATGCAATTATAGTTACAAAAAAATATAAAATGAATAGAGGAGGTTATACTGATTTTATGATAGTCGACAATAAAGGAAGACATTTTAATGTGAATAATAGCTTATGGTATTGGAAGTGGAATTCGATAGAAGATTGGCACAATATTGAAGAAAAAAGTGAAGAAAAATTGTTAATAAGATATTACGGATGGAGAATGCCTGTGTTAGGGTTATTTCCAAACATTATTGTATCTGATAGAGCAAAGTTTTTAAATAGTATGAGCAGTTCGGAATTTCGCAGATTTGAAGCTGACAAATTAATTTAGTGCGATTAAAATAGTTGTATATTATATAATGGAAAGTATTCCTGAAATAGATAGTTTAAGTTCGCAAGGCTATACATCGGAGGATGATTCCGATTATTCATTGCAAAGACTAGAGAAAGATAAAAGAAAAAAAGAACAATTAATGGCACAGAGACTAAGAGGAAGAACAGCAAAAACACAAAGGTTAAGAAAAGAATCAGATACTAATTATGGAAATGTCCAATCAAGTAGTGATGAAGAAGATGATTTGGCAGAATATTGGAAACAAATTAAAGATAAAAAACCAGAAGAGGTTCGTAATGTTTCAGCAAATTTATTTATTAAGACTACTGGCAAAGGAGGAAGAACAAGAAAAATGAGAAAGACAAGAAAGGTAAGAAAATTAAAAAGAGTAAAAAAATCTAAAAGAACAAGAAAATAAAGTTTATAAATTTAAGTAATATATTATGTTTTATTTGTCTTCTAGACTCATTAATTTTTTCTCTTTCTGTCTTTTTTCCCAATCTTCAAATTCTTTTAAAATTCTTATTCGTTCTTCTTTTGTAGTTCCATTCATTTTATCAAAATATTCATGCAATGGCTCCGCGTCAAGTCCCTCATTTTTTAGAAGTTCAAATACTTTATACTCATAATACAATTTACATTCATTCGTCTCTCTATTTGTTACGTATAGTTGTGTTGGTTCAGACATCATAATAAATTTGGAAATACAATACTTTCCAATAATAATATAATTGTTTTGGTCAAGCGCTTGCATTTTAATTAGATAACTTTATTATTATCTGATTAAATTAATTCAATTTTTTTATAAATAATTTATTGAGGTCCAGAGCCAATTTCGAGTGGCGGTCTCATGAAGTCAGGTTCAATTGTGCTTTGGTTCCATGGTCCAACATTCAATTGAGGGTTAGGAGGTTCGGAACGAATTTGAAGGTTAGCATTTCTCAAGGTTTGTCCGATAGTATCGATGCCGATGTGGTAACCAGCCTTCAATAAGTTAATATTGGCAAGTTCGCCCTTACCAGAAGGATTTAATTGAGCCCATTGAGAGTTGGTATCCTTAGGTAATAGTTCGGCAGGATTTTGAATATTAGGCTTGGAACAAGAGGCAGGAATTCCAGGCATAGAGGTTTGAACACCGTTAGCAGAGGCGAATACTTCATTTCCATTAGGATCTGAAGGGCGGACTCCGGCAGACATTTGTGCGTTAGTATTTTTATATTGTTGTTGCATTTGAGTATTGGATTCAGGTCCAGGCATACCCTTAGCGCCTAAATAACCAGCAAACATATAGACGCCGTAAGCTACAATTAGTAAAACAATAATGGCTCCAACTCCATAGTCATTCCATAGTTTCTTTAAAGAGACACTCATTATATAAAATTAATGATAAAATAATTTTTATGATTAATATTAATTATCCTAAACTTTCTTAAAGACCTTCCAATTCACTTTCCGAAGCTTCATCTATTTCTGCGTCAAAATCACTATCACTATCATTAATATTTTCTATCATATATGTTTTCTTAATATTCTTCGCTTCTAAATAAGCCAAAATTGCATTCTTTTTTGCTTGCTTTGCCTTATTTCTTGCTTCTTTATATAATTCAAAATATACTTCATTAGGTTTTTTTAAAGTAAGCGATTCTTCGTTTTTGTCTAAATTTAAATCAGTAATCTCTCTAAGTAAATCATCATTTTCCTCAATATTGTCTGACAAATCTTCAAATTCAATATCTAAATCGATATCTTCTTCCTTTTTTTCTTCCGGTTGTAACAACTGTATTGGGTCAAATTCCTCTAAAGAATTTACAATATCTTTAATTTCTTCCATTTTTGATTCAACAATAGGTTTTACTTCCTCCTCCATTGAGAGAATAATATTTTCATTATGTGGTTCATTAATGTCTTCTAAATTGTCAATAGATTGAATATTTTCATCAGGTTTCAAATCACTCAATTCCTCTAAAGGTTTTAGTTCACTAGTTTTTTTATGCGTTTTAATTAGACAACTGTCAAAGATAGGTTCATTATCTAGTACCATTACTTGTTTCAATTCAATCTCAATTTGAAAATTTCTAGATGTAAATTTAATACCTTGTATTTCTAAGATAGATATCATTTCTGTTTCTAACTTTATATCACTTATGCCTAAAGTAATTTCATTTTCGTTATATATTTTAACTGCAGGATTATCGTCTTTTGTATTTTTTATATTCGTTCTTAATAAATAATTTTTACCACCTTTATAAGTTTTAATCAAAGGATTAAATGCATTCTCAATGTCATTTTCTTCTAAATTTCCTTGAAACCATGCATCTCTTTTTTCATAAATAAGTTTTTTACATTTTTCTTCTAAATTTAGAAACCAATCTATTAGCATTTCAGAGTTTTTGTCAAACATTAAATCGGAATAATATTTTTTTCCAGTTTTAACAATTCCTTGTCTTGTTAAACTCTTTGTAGTCTGAATATATAATGGTTTTTTATTGTGTTCAATTTTAGTAAAATACGCTCCACCTTGGATTCCAACTGGATGCGCTAAAGAAATCTTTGAGAAATCAAACGACTCATTTGGTTCAATAATATTATCCATATTACTGGAAATATAGAAAAATTAAATAATATTAACACGCATAAATATTTTATTAATTCTCTTATAGATAAGTATGAAAGACTCATTTGTCCAACAGTGTTTAGATATATTGAAGAGGGAAGACATTAAAAATGAATTTAAAATGTTGTTAAAACCTGTTATTGATTTTATATTATATGAAATCAACCCTTATATTTATATAATTATGAGTTTAGTTTTCTTGATATTTGTAATGATTCTTGCTATTCTCATACTTTTAATTTTGATGATACGTAATAAAGAAATTATAAATAAAATTATGTAAATTATGCGGAAGATTTTAGGCGAATATTATTTTTTATTCTCATTATTCTATATAAATGGCAAGACACAGTCGTAGACATAGAAGTAGAAGTCGCAGAATGAGAGGCGGATCTTACAGTTCTGCTTCATCATATGGAATGTATGTAAATGGTCCAGGCGGTGCTCAATGGAATAGAACTATGGATCAAACTGGATCTTATGGACAAGTTCCTGGAAATGTTATTATAGGTGCTCAAGGTCAAAATGTTCAACCTGCATCCATGATGCCAAATCAAAGCCAATTAAATTTAGCTTCAGGAGGTCAAGGAGGTGGAAGACGTAGACGCAGAAGAGGTGGATTTTTAGGTGAAGTTGTTAACCAAGCTATTGTTCCATTTGCACTTGTTGGAATGCAAAATACTTATAGACGTAGAAAGGGTGGACGCAGTAGACGTACTCGCAGAAATAGACATTAAATATTATTAAATCATATTATATTATTATATAATATGTTTAAACTACATAGACAAAGATACCACAATCGTGAACCAGAATTACGACCTTTTGGTGATTTTGGCCGATGGATTTTAGATCATAGAGAAATATCAATTACTAATGATATGATAGAAAATAATTTTTTTAGAGAAATATTTAGACATTTAGAATTGACTGGAATGTGTTTCTCCAGCGGAGCATTTGTTTTTCAAAATGATACAAATGCGTTATTCAACTTATTAACATTTAATAAATTAGCAATTGATGATAATTCTTATTATTGTGATACTGTTATTAATGGTGCCATTGTTACACCGTCCAGACAAATAAATATAATTGGAACTTTGACTCATAATAAATTTTATAAAAAAAAAAATAAAAAAATTATTCCAATAAAACCACGTGATTGCATGCCTGTACCGTTAGTGTATAAAACAAATACACGATTTGAAAGAGTATTAAACCCTGATATGGAATATATATGTGGATTTTGTAATAATCCAAAAACTGATACTAGTGAGACAAAAGGAGTAATCATGTATTATCCTTTTTATATTGATCCTCAAAGTATTACACCTAGCAATTATCCAGGGATTGTAAATACCCAAGTGAATAAATATGGACTACAAATGTTATATGTTAAGTTTGAACATCATCCAGCAGGAGGTAATGTGACTACACAGCTTGCTCATTTGGGTGATTTAACTGCTAGAACAACAGGTAATAAACCAGAGTACCCTAATCCTAGGAGGGAAGATGATACAGACCTTAGTAAGTGTAACTATAATGTAATGTATATGAATCGTGATATAGAATTTTATCAAAGATATTGCCCTCAAGATATTGCTATTTTAAAGTGGTACAATAGGTATATAAGAACTGGTTGTGAATTTTTTGTTAGCAATGGTCTCTTACAATATTTTTTAAGGTTTTTATTTATTGATTTTAATTGTTCTCCACCAAACCCTTTACAAACTGCATCAACTGAAAGTGCAGCCGTAGCACCAGCACCAGCACCAGAACCACCAGCACCAGAACCACCAGCACCAGAACCACCAGCAGAACCACCAGCACCACCAGCACAATTAAATAGCGAAGAAATTGGTTGTAGAAGTATTGATTATACATATAGAGAATTAGTTAATGATTATCAAAATCCTAAAGATACAGCTTACACAGGTATAATAGGACAAATACAATCGTACTTTAATAAACATCCTGAACTTAAATGTAAATATAAGTCAACCTATACAATTGATGATTTAAGTGCAATACACAAAGCATGTAGCATAAATAATGTATCCGAAATTAAAAATATAATTTGTCAACCTTCGGGCGGTAGAAAAACAAGAAAAATAAGAAAGAACAAAAAAACAAGAAAGAATAAAAAAATAAACAAAAGAAAAAGAAAGAATACACATAAAAAAATATAAACTATTTTTCAAAACCATATTTAATCATATTATAACTTCCTAAAAGTGACATTAACGAACCACTAATTATAAAAGCAAAACCTGCACCAATTAAGAAACCAGCTTTAAATAAATTATTATTGTTATAGTAATTATAAATTGTACGCATAATTAGCAATATCAAATTGTTTTTAAACTATTATTAAATAATAATAATCTATTCCTTTAAATTTTTAAATAATTTTGAGATTGATTTTGGAGTATTATAAATTACTTTTAGATTATGTCTTCTCATTTTTTGAAATACATCAATTAAATCTCTCTCTATCCTTTCCAACTCATCTAAATTGGTTTCGTTAACAAAATCATCACCACATAGCTTCTTAATATACTGATAATTTTTAAATTTTTTTGCATATTCGTCTTTTTCAATTGGTTCATATAAATAACCAGATTTACCACATAAATTTTCATCATTACGACAATGAATAGCTAAATTTTTTTGAAGTCTAACTTGTTGTTTATCATCATAAACAGTATCTTGAAACATAGTACATTGACCTAGATTATCATTTATCTTACTAGGAATAAAAAACTTGCATGTTTGACATGAAGGTGTAAAACTTTTAACTAATACAATCGAGAGAAACAATAAATAAACTGATAACATCATTACTAGTTATTGTCAACAACTCTTTAAGTTGATTCGATTAATTATGAAATGTAATAAGGTTTTATAAATAAATTAATTTAAATATAAAAATATATTAACATTAATTATGAGTTTTGAAAACAAAGTTCAGCAATGGGTTCAAATAGACAATGAACTTAAAAAACTTAATGACCGTGTAAAGCAGTTAAGAGAGCAAAGAAATTCCTTGGAATCAAATTTGACAAATTATGCAAAGACAAATAATATGACAAATAGCATAGTCCAATTCAATCAAGACAAACTTAAATTTGTTGATACAAAAGTTCCAGAACCTTTAACTTTTAAATATTTAGAGAAAACACTTGGAGAGATAATTAAAGACGAAACTAAAGTGCAATTAATTATGGAACATATTAAACAAAAACGTTCTGTAAAAATAGTTCCAGAAATAAAGCGCTTTTCTAATAATTAATTTATATATCAATAATTTATATGAGTGAATTAGATTATATTGGAGCAGATGAATTAGTTTTTAATAATGATATTAAGGAAGGAATACATTCTGGTGGGTTCAATGTAAAATCCATAATGATGAGGAGTGGCATGATGAGAGCTGGTATGTCACCGATTATGACAGTTAATACAAACCAAATAGGGAGCGGTGAAAAAGTATCAGATTTATTTGATGATTTAGTTATCCCAAATTGGACTCTTTCTTATAATAACCGTATTACAGGTGGTAAATATAAGGAAGTTGAACATGATTCTGATAGTGAAGATGATGTAGTTGACGATGATTTACACGAAAAATTATTAGAGCTTGTTAAAGAACATAATACTGAAATGAAGAAAAAGAAAAAACTAACAAGACGAGTTAAGAATAAAAAAAATGGAACAAAAAGAAGAAAGTTAAATTAATTATATTAAATTATTAATCTAATATAAGTAATATGATTTTTAGAGTATATGAACATTATGACGATAATGAGTCTATTACAAATGGTTATAATAAACCAGACGAATGTTTTATTTGTTATGAACTTAGGACTGATTTAGATAGTTGCACAATTAGTCTAAAATCTCAGATAAAGTATGATAAACCATGTAGATGTGATGGCTGGATACATAAACAGTGTCTTGATATATGGTATAAAAAACAGAAAAAATGTCCAATATGTAGAGTTGTAATTTGCGAAAGAAAAAATGTTATTGAATCTGTTGTAAATGTTGTGCCTTATTCAAATCAAATATATTTATTTGTATGTAATTCATTAAATAAAATTACTAGAATAATTGTATATTGTTTTTTATTTTGTACAATAGTAGAATTTTATTTAACTATAATGACATCAAAGAAAATTGGTAGAGATGATTATGATAATCAGAATTCTATATCAAATACAAATTCTGATTTTAATAATAGTGAATTAATAGATATTTTAGTTAAAAAATAATTT